CCAGTTATGCAGGTGGTAGGAATCGTGGTTGTCATAGGCCCACAGGGAAAGCAGAACAACCAGCCCGTCGAACGCTTCGTCTGCCCGCTGTATGTCCTCAAAATCCCGGTAAGTCATGCCTTGCCCGGTGTACCTCTCCCGGATTTCCTGAATGGTCTTTCCTCCCGTGTGGAGGCGGCACCGAACGACTTTCGGTTGATAGTTCATGTATTTTCACCTTCGCTTTCCGGTCCATCGGTTAGAAATTCAATGGTCGCCGCTTTCATGGGCCGCGCCGGGCGGAAGATCGTCTTTGTCCCGAAATAGCAAATATTTTCGGCTCTGTTCCACTCCGCCGGGCCGTTATAAATCACGGTTCCGATGGATTGCCCGTTTTGCCGGACGCAGTATGTCCCGTATTCGTCTATTTCCGAATAGGCCGTTGGAAGCAGGGGGAGAACGTCAAGCGGTATGTCTCCCAGCAAAATTTCCTTTTTCGCTGGTTCTATCTCAATTTCTCCGTTCCGGTCCATTTCCAGCAGGAACGCCCCGGCTTGCCTTGTCAGTTCTTGCGGCGGTGGGAAACTGCTTCCGGGCGTTTTGTGGTTCAGAAAGTTTAACGCCAGCTTATAGGTCGCCTTTTTGATTCTCCGCCTGCACGCCTCTTCTTCGTCCCAATTCCACCAACCCTGTTTCCCGCGGGCCGGGAACGGTTCGTCGAACATGACCGGGTTTTCAAGAACCCACGCGAACCGCCCCGGCGAATAGTCGCCCAAAAGCCGCTCCCGGTCATCCAGACTGTCCACAAGGTTTTCAACAGGTACGCAATCGACGATTTCCACGGTCCCGACCACCGCGCCGTAATGAAGTTCCATTGATTCCGGCAATATCGAATCAAGCGCAACGCTGATATAGTCCGGCCCTCCGATTGCCGCATGGACCGCCACGCGGCCCCGAATGCTGGTCCGCCGCGGGCGGGTTTCGTAATGCTTCAACCCGGCCACGATTGCGAACGCGTAGGGTTGGTATACGGTAAAGGCTTTCATTCCGCGTCCTCCTTGAATCCCGACAGCGTTTTGAACCGCTCCGTCTCTTTGAACGCGGCTTCAATGTCCCGGTTTCCCGCTCCTTCAACTTCCACGCGCACGATGTCGCCTGCGCGGTGTACTGTGATTTTCCGGGGTTGCCGAATGGCCTTGATAATCCCGGCCACAGCTTCACCCGCCGCGGCAATCAGAACCACGGCCCCCAGCCAAACCCAAAAGGACGAAAAGATAAACCGCAAAACCTCCATTGCTATTTCCTCCGTTCCAGCCTGTCGGCTATGTTCAAAATTCCGGTCATTGCTTCACGAATGTTCGTGTCGGTGTTCGCCGTGATCGACAGCACCCGCGCAATGTCCCGCAGTTCCTCCGCCGCGGCCACAGCCTCCGCCGCCGCGCCGGATTCTTTCATGCAGTCCGGGCAAAGTGGCAAGCCCTCCGCGGTCGGCTCTCCGCACCGCTCACACTTTCGGAGTTTCACCGCCTGCACCCCCCTTACACGGGGTAGCCGAAAACAAAGAATGTCCCGGTCAATATCGCGCCCAGCAAGAACCCCAGCCACGCGATCATAAGCACCGCAAGGACGTTTTCGGCCCATCCCGCTACACGCAAGGTCCATCTTGCCGCCGCCAGCGGACCACGGCGGCGCTGTGCGGCCCGTTTCGCTTCCGGGTTATCCCGGTTCAGGTCGTATGTATTCGCCTTTTCAGCCGCCGCCAGTTTCGGTGTGAAGTGCTTCCGCACCGTGAAGATCACCCAAAAGGCAAGGACGATCACGCTTCCCGCTGTCATTGCACTTCCTCCCGTTCTCTGGCCCATGTGCATTCCGCGCAATCTTCCAATTCTCCCGTGTCCAGCGGGCAAGGCTCTATTTCGGCCCACTCCGGCTTCCCGCAATCATATTTCATCGGTCGTTCTCCTTTCCTCCGGTATGCCCGCGCAAGGCAAGCATTTTTTCACGAACCAGCTTGTCAACCACTCTTCCCGGCGTTTTTAACCCGCTCATGGTAACAAGGCGGTCAAGGTTGTATGCTGTCTGCGGCGTGACGCGGACCGTCACTTTCTGCCGGTGCTGTTTCCCTTTTTTCATTTCCGGTTTCCCTCCATTTCTCCATATTGCAGTCCGCCCCGCGAATCCACCGCCCTTCGATCTGGTGGGTGTAGTCCAGAAACAGGACCGCACCATTGAACCGGATTCGGAATGATTCAAGGTCCGCCGCGGTTACGTACTTTCTTCCGAAACATTGCTTCATGTCCCGCCAAATGAACCACGGAACGAAAAAGAAGTCATTTCCGATTCCGGCGCACACAGCGGCAAGCGCGCCCCGCCGGGAATGGTGTTCCAGCGCGTCTTGCTGGGGCTTCGTTAAGACTTCCTGTTTCATGCGGTCCCCGGTGGTGTACTTCGCTTCAAAGACGATGGAACGCCCACCGTCCAGCGTCCCTTGAAAGTCCGGTTGCGCTCTGGCCGTGAACCGCCCCTTGAAAATCCCGTCCCGGCTCTTTTCAAGGACCCGGAACGGCTCCGGGGTCTTGTCCACGTCCGCCCGGCCCCGCTCCGAATACAGGGCGCACGCGGCTTTTATGGCCCGCTCGAAAAACTGCCCCTGCGCGTTGTTTACCTTGTTCCGGTATTGCTGGGCGGCGCGCCTCTGGTCAATCTGCATGGGTTATCCCTCCAATTCCTCCCGCTGGTCGTGGTCTGGACAGGGGAACGGCTCTGTCCGGTAGCACTCTTCGCAACATTCGTCGCACACAGCTTCCCCGCGGCGGCGGTAGTATTCGCAAGGCCGGACCCGCTCGACAGGTTTTCCGCATATTGCGCAATTCACCGTTCCACCCCGCTTTCCAGCGCGGCCCGCCGGGTGTGGTGGTCCATTCCCATCATCAGGGCTTCAAGTTTCAGGGCTTCTTCCCGGCTGATTTCCCGCGGCGGCGGCAATTCGTCCCGTTCTTTTCCCTCCGGTGGGAAAATCCCGTTTTTTATCAGGAATGCAGAATAGAACCTGTCCATTTCCTCTTCCAGTGCCTCGCGGAAAAAATCATAGTCGAATTGAATTTCCAGCCGTTCCGCCGCGGTGCATTCAATCCCGACTTTCTTTCGCTTTCGCCCCGTGTATTTCCCTACGCAACCATAAGCCGCGCGCCCGGTCACGGAATAGATCACCTGCAAAAGCAACTTCCGTTCAATGGGTGTCTTGTACCTGAACCACTCCATTTCCCGGCGCTCTTCTTCCAGTTCCGCTTCCGTGATTCCGTATTGCTTCATCAGGCGGTCAAGGGTGGCCGCGGCGGATTCCTGTTCCCCAGCAACGCCCCGTTCGGCCAATGCCTGAACGCGCCGGATTTTCTGCAAAATCCGTTCCCGCTCCGCCGTCATCCCTGCTCCCTCGCTTTCTCCGCTTCTGTCGCCATCATGTCGGCGGTATGCAGGGCCAGCACAAGCGGGGTTCGCTCCATTGCCGCCGAAAGGGAATAGCTTCCGCCGCGGGCCGCGTCGTCATACGCTCCCATGTGCCAGCGAATCGCAAGGGCTTCCGGCTCCGCCAGTTTCATAAATCGCTGAATCAGGAAAACAGATTTTTCCCCGTGGCCGAAAGGGAAGTGGTCTTTCACGGTGTAGCTTCCGTCCGCCCGCTGGTGGTAGAAGTCCACCTTGCAGAGATCGTGAAGCAGGGCGCATATTGCGCGGGTTTCCATCGAGTAGTCCCGCACATACGGCCCGTCAATCAGGGCGAAATAAACGTTCAAGCTGTGATCGACAAGCCCGCCGGGGTAGGCTCCGTGAAATCTGGTGCTTGCCGGGGCGGTGAAAAAGTCTGTGCTTTCCAGCCATGCCAGCAGTTCCGGCGCGCCCGTCCGGGTAATCTGTGTTTGGTAAATCTCTTTGAACCGCTCTTCGTTTGTCATGTGTGCAACCTCCGTTCCTTGTGCCGCTCCAAGTATTCGCCCCAGCTTTCTTTCAGGTATGACCGCCCGTAAATAAACCGCTGGGCGAATTCCTTTTGAAGCGCGTTTGGTATGATTCCTTTCCGCTCGTTCCGCTCCGGCTGTGCGTATATGCTGATACCCTTTAGGCGTTTCAGCCGCTCCACCCGGTAGGCCGCGTTCTCCACGTCCTCCGTGACAAGCAGGTAAATAAACAGGTGATACGGCTTCTTCCCGTGGTTCCCCAGCAGTTCCGCCGCCCGCTCGATTGCCTCAATCTGCGGTATCTGGTCGCACGAAAAGCGAATGAACCGAATCCACGTCAGCCGCGCCAGTATACCCGCTATGCGGTCATCGACCAACCGCGCGTCCATGCCTTGATTTAGGTCTATCGCGTACCCGCTCCCGATCATGCTTTCAAGCTGGGAAATTCCGTGTTCGGAAGCAAGTATGTTGTTGTCCATCAGGACAAGTTTGTTCGTGTCCGGGCGCACAACCTGTTTCCATTCCCTGTACGGCTTTATTCCGCCCTCTTTTTTCGGGACCACGCACCACGGGCAATGATTCGGGCAACCGCGGGTCAAATACCCTATCGCGTAGTCGCATTCCGGGTAAATGCTGTAATCAGGAAAGGCCGCGTCGATCTCCGGCGGCAACTGCTGGTTTAGCGGTATATCGTCATACCCGGTCCCGCCGCGTATGGTGTCGGGCGGCAAGTACAGGTTTTCCGGCGTGAAGTCAAAGACTTTGCTTGAATACACCCGGTCATAATGGCACATAGGGGACCACCATTCGACGGAATCCCCGCGGGCTTTGTGATATGCCGAAATCTTCATCAAGGCATAGTTCGGAAAGGTCTTGTGCCTCATGTACTCCTGTTCCGCGTCGTGAAGTCCTATCCGCATAGCGCACCCCGCGTCATATCTCCACAATTCCGCCGATATTGTCCACGTCGGCCCGCGTGACGCTCCGGCGCTTCAAGATTCCGGCGATCACTTCCCCGTAACGCTCCCAGCGCGCGGACACAAGGGCGAAATACCGCAATTCCGGGTTTTCCCGCGCCCGAAACTGCAAGCACTTCATAACGTTGTCGTCAATCTCCATTTTCAGGGGATAGACGGCGATCTTTCCCGTTTTCTTGTCCACTTCCCGGCAAACCACCATTAGGCGCATTCTCTGTAATGGCTTTTCCGGCTCCGCCGCCGGGCGCGGGTCCCGCTCCTTATGCGTGCAATCGCAAGGTTCACCCGCGTCCAAATGCGCCCCGCAATTCGGGCATTCCCGGTAAGGCGTTCCCATGTTGACCGCCCCTTTCTACATGAAATCAAAAAAGCTGATCTGGTTTTCTTCTAACTCGAAATTTCTTTCAATGTCCCGTAGGCCCTCGACAACCCGAAATTTTCCCGGCCTCACGGTTTCCGGGTCCGTTTGAATTTTCATCATTTCTTCCCACAAATCCGGGTGGTGCTTCCGTAAATGCCGCAACTCTTCGTCCCGCGCATTCGGGCAGAAGAAACACCCCCCCGCTTTGCGAATTCGTAGATCGGGGACAACAGGCCCCGTTCTTTGCAAAGGTTCCGCGCCATTTCCTGCGTGTAGCCATACTTGACAAGCAGATAGCAACCCTTCGCCAGTTTTTCTTCCTTGATTCGGTTTTGTTCATCAACGCAAATTCCTTCATAGTAAACTGCTCCGGGGTGTTCTTTTCGGAATTTGTTCAGCGGGGGCAATTTACAATCCCGTTTTATACTGCACCAACCCTTCTTCCCCGAAAGCGGAAAACCGTGTTTCTTCCCGGTCCGCGGCCCTTTTGTTACCCGCGATTCCATCCGTTCGCGGGCGGTCTTTTCAGCCCGCAACACAACGGTTTTTACTCCGCGATTCTCAAAGTACGGAATCGCCGTGTTATAGATGAAATCCCGATGTTCTGGAACTTCTGCCGATCTCTCTTTGTCAAACATGATTTCGCAATAGACAAGGGCCGAAAGGGGTTCGCCCTTTTCGATTGCAAGAATCGCCGTTGCTGTGCTGTCTGCCCCGAACGAACAGGACGCGAAATATTCCTTTTTCATTTCCTGCCCCTATTCCTTCTTGCGCAATTTCAGATAAATTGACCAGCCCGTGAAGTCGTTGTATTCATACTGAATCCCGTAATCTTCGTCGGTTGGGGTCCATCCGGGGTACTTCTTTTCCCAAAACTCACGGCCCGGACGCTCCCGCGCCCATTTTTCGATCTGCCGGTGGTTGTACT